CAGCTTCTGCCCATTGCTCCACAGGTGGCTACCAAACAGGGTCATAGCCTTTGCGTCGCCCACAATGCTGAACTTCTTGTCGGCAGTCCGTACCTTCTGAGCGCAGGGGTTCCCTTTGGTATCTCGGTACATCGCCAGCTGCACTGGCTTCCCGCTGTGCCTAGCTACGGTATAGCCAAACTTCTTACACGTCTCCTCACTCAGTCTACGGCTTCTCAGGGCGCGGAATGACCCACGGATGAGTGGTTTGTGGTTGTGTACGCTTTCGACCCTCTGAGGGCCGTCTCCGTCTCCCTGCCAATCACCACATCCAAAGCAATATGTATGTCCATCTGTATATACAGCTGCGTTGTCGCGTGACCCACACTTTTCGCATTCTGTGTGGACCACAAACTCACTGTCCGTTTGCTCAACTGGGGCCATTATCTCATCCCCCGCAGAGCTTTCGGTTTACGAACCCGTTCGGATTTGTTCTTATTACGCACTGCTGGCCCAGTGGTGACGTATGGCTCAAGAGGTTTTGTAAATGGACCAATGTTGTGTTGAACGCGCATTGGAATCCTTCGCTTACGACCTTTAGTCATTTTGCTTCTCCCACATGAAATAAAAAAGGGGAGACCTAAGTCCCCCCTTGCTCTCCTTGTTTGGCTTCTAAAAGCCATTCTTCCGGTATCCACTTATGTGCCCACCGAAATCCGTGTTTCTCACACCACCCTGAGTAGGTAGTAGGAGATCCTTTATATAAGCGAGAATTGGCATTACTGAAAACAAACCTGAGGTCTAAGCCCTTGTTTTGTTTGACACAATATATGCTTTTGGCTCTATCAAAAACGCTGAAGAGTCCTTTACTTTCAACATAGAAGAAACCGCCTGGCTTTGGGAGACGCCAATCTGGCGTGTATTTGTGGGTTCGCTCCGGTATTTTATAAAGAATAATATCTTTCTCATAAACTACGGGGAGCCCAGCTTTCTCAATTTGCTCGGCGATCTTTTCTTCTAAGCCTGATCGATAGCCTTTTGCGTAAGCACTTGATCTCCGATTAAAACTCATAATCGTCATCAGAAGAAGAGTTGTCAGCCATATCAGCGGTATAGCCCTCTGTAGGTTCAAAGCTGCCACCACTATCTCCGTTTGAAACCGGATCAATGATTTGGATTGCCCCTAACCTAAGTGCCACACCGTCGTTTGCACCGTTTGTGTAACTCTCACACATGCCGCCAGCCTTCAGTGTAGAACCGGAATACATTAGGGGCACCGCATTGATTGGCACGGGGTTACCTTTTGCATCGTAGTACTTAGGCTGAAACTTTGACGACACCTTGAAAATGATGTCACCGGTCTCCTCGTCTGTTCTAAACGGGATCCTCACTCTTTCATGTTTAGCCTTGGGAAATTCATCCCGTAGGCCAGTGATAACCGAGACAAGATCTTTGGCATCTGTAGCCGACATCCTTAGCTCAGTCTTATATTTACCCTCGACATCAAAAGCAGTGTCAGGGCGCCCTGGTTGGAGCCACGGGTAGTTCGCAGTTCCAGCCATTGTCGTGTATTTAACTTTACTCATATCTTTCTCCTTCAATGAGTTTCCAACGATTTGATACGATCTAGTATCTAAAGAGGGCGCTTAGTCCCCAAACGTAAAAAGGCCCCCCGAAGGGAGCCTCTTTGGTCGTCATTTTGTACGCAAATAAGTACGCAAGATTAGCTGAAGCAGTACTCGCTGTGTACAACGTCAGACACCTTTAGGTCGCCCTTTGGGGGCACAGGCATCAACGGCATGTTAGCTGCGTTAAGACGGTCTCTGCACTCTTGCTCGTAGTTACTGAAGACGCAGTTGTCGTCATACATCTCGACCAACGTCATCCTGATGCAATGCCAGAACTTCCATGTGTCAGACGGTAGGGTGCCAAAGCTGTCATGGATCATGAAGTAATCAGTAATACCATTCTCCACCCCTCGTAGGATTGACAAGGTCATATGTGCAGAATCCAGAGAGTGGACAAAGTTGGCTGCAATACCCGCTTTGGCCTTTCGGCTGTCAGCTGTGTTGGTATCAACCTGGATGTTTATTCTAGTCTCCCTGCGCTCCTTAGCTGCACGGTCATACAAGAAGATCCTCACACGATCAGGTTTGTCTTTCGTGTATTTCTGGACAGCTGGGAAGCCTGAGGGGCTAGTCCAGCGTACAGACTTACCTTCGCGCGCCAAAGCGTGGGCGTAGGACTGTAGGAAGCTCATGCCCTTGCTCACTGATGACAAGGTCTCTGATATGCACTCATAGTTAATCTGTGCCAGGTACCGAGCGTGGTAGCTTTGTTGTTTGTAGTCACCAAATGGGTGTTTCTCTAGTTTGTTGTAGTTGACCTGTTTTTGCAGGGGATCCATCAAATCTTCAATAATCTGATCAGCCATGCCCCTAGGCAAACTGCTATAGCCATAGCACATGGCATTCCTTTTTACCGTCGATCGGTTCACACCATAATCAAGCCATCGTTTAGCTTCTGGGGTGTAATCCAATTCTAGGCGCTTAACGACGGCGTCAGCTATCAATTGATAGACATCTGCACATTCATCACCTGGTACCAAGTTGACCTTCTGGGCGTCGTCCTTGTCCCGTGAGGCTAGTGCCAGGTGTTGTGTCCCACTGTTTGTGCCATCAAGAGAACAAAACAACGAACACATATAGTCGTCACCCTGTTCCTTCATCTTCTTGTATTCAAAGCATGCCGCTAGGAATTGCATTGGGGCGTCTGCGGTACTCCAGGTATCAAAGGAGCCTTTCCAATCACTGGCAATGTCTAAGATCATCGTCTCGTTTTCTAAGACCCAATCGATCCTATCATTGAGAGACTTCTTGCTGATCTTGTCGAAGTCACCGGTGTTTGCCAGGTGGATCATCAGCCAACCACGACTGTCGTCGTCAAGCTTCTTAGGGTTGCCGCTCAGGAAGCAAGCCTTGATATGGTCTGCACGGTGGTAATTCCAGTGACTGACGCTGTACATGCGCCCTCGGTAGTCAAAAGACCATCCTATCCAGAATTGATCAAAGTCACTCAGATAGTCTGCCGTCTTTAGATCCTCTTGGAGCACCGAGAAGTTACTTAGACATTCACGCTTAGTAATAAACCATGCCTTACGGTCCTTACGAAGCTGACTAAGCATGTCTTCAGTTACGTCTTTAACATCCTTGCTAATCTCAGGGTATTTAGGTGGATCTAATGATGGGAATTTATGATATTCAAGCTTTTCATCCCTGACGTACTTAATGACATCCACAATGTCCTTGTTGACAGCTAAAGGGGTTGCCTGGAGAGCATTAAGAGCTGTGACAAACTGAGGTTCACCTTTTTCAAACTCACGCTCTATGGCTCTCCTTTGGTCTCCGGTGGCACGTCTGACTAAAGGTGTCAGAGCTGCTAAGACCTCATCATTGTAGACACCAGTAGTAAAACTGGTCCAAGGCTTAGGTGGAACCACTAGTGGACCAAAGAGGGGCTCTGCCCAAGAGGCATCAAAAGCAAAGTCACGGATCATGCCTTCAGCCTCTGGCGTAAGACATAAATGTCTCATGGTCTTGAGATCCTGGTTGGTTGTGACAATCTCAAAGATGTCTGTCGCGTCCAGGATTGCATTCAAGATAGGAGATCCAAGACTAATCTTTAACTTCTTAGACCACTTGTTCCTACTAAAGCCTTCCTTGTCAGCAATGATACGACCAGCTTTAGCCCTATGTGGGACTGAGTTATGATCTTTAGACACCTGAGCAACAAGACGTTTGAATAACACTTTGTCATGACTTTTGAGATCTATAGCCCATCTCTCTCGTTCAATCATCTTACCTATGTTGGCTAAAGCTGACGTTAGAGTTTGAGAATATATTACAGAATCATAACAAATGTTCAGACCAAGATACGCTAAGGTGTCTGTGTTTTGACCTTTGAGCTCTTCATGCCACACTGAAGGTTTACCTAAGCCACTTTTAACCCTGGTCTCCTCTTCAGCTATTGTCTTAGTGATAGCTTGAGAGACCTTGGTTAGTGCATTAGATATAAGATCGTGTGGTGCTTCCTGTTGAGATGCCTGGAGTTTCTCTTGTCTTCTTTTGTACCGCTCATGACCTCTTTGGATCATTGTTGTTTCCAGGTCTTTTTGCGCCTGGTAGCTAACTTGGTTCATATCTTTGCTCCCACTAAAGTTGTTCTAGAGGGGGCGCTTAGTACTTGTCCTTGTTTTAATGGTCCTTTTTCTAAGAATACTTTCGCCGCATTTAACGTGCTAGGTGGGGCTAAAACTGGGTTTGG